TCATAGGTCTTGAACTCGCATTTACTCAGCGTGTTCGCAATATAAGAAACGCCAATGAACAATGCCAACTCCTTGAAAGCCAGTTGGTCAAGCATCTTTTGAGCAACGATCTCAGAAGCAAGGACTTTTCGCTCTAAGAAATTGAACAAATTGAACTTTCTTTCCTTATATGCCATCGTCTTTACCTCCTTTCTTAGAAGATAATAGGTTCAAAAAAGGCGAAATCTGCCGTTTCGGGCAGTTCATCTTCCAGAGTCATAGCCGCTACAAACGCCATGAAACCGTCCGTTTTTCTGCTCTTCGGCTCGATTTTTCCATATTTGAAGTTATTATTCGGGGCTGGTTCTAGCTTCGTATTGTTGGTAAACCAGCGCATAAGTGGGTCATCGCCCCAAATTATCTGGTTGCTCAAGAACAGCGAATTGATTTTCGGCTGTATGAACATGATATCGGACGGGCGAACTAGCTTGATGGACTTGTCGTTTGCATCATATCCTGCAATGTCTCGCAATGCTCTTGACAGCAAAGAATATCGGAAACTATCGACTGCTACCTTTTCAATGTTGTAAATCAGTCTTTGTTTCTTAATCCATTCAGCAATCAATATAGGGTTGATTTCTACATCATTGACAATAGTTAGCAATCCTCGCTGTACCATCTGGTCTAGCGGTATTTTGATTCTGTGCTTGTCGTTAGAAGCTGTGCAAAACCAACTGTGGTGGATGCCGTAATACATTTCATTTTGCTTGAACAATAGGAATGCAGAAACGAAGTCCGTTGTCTTGCTAAAGTCAATTCCGCAAACACAAGTCTTGCCTATTAGGTCTGGCAACTCGCCGTTGGTTTTCAGAATGTTATCCCATGTTGCAACTTCTGTGTCTTTGCGCCCTTGCGGTATGTTCATACGCTTTGTCATGAACGCATTGTTTATAACTGGGTCAAGCTGATAGTCTGCATATTCACGCCGCATTTCTTCTCTCAGCGTTGGCAGATATGGTAGGGAGGGGTTAGCCTTTTCCCAGTTCGCTTCATCATGCACTTCATTTTCATCGTCCAGCTTACAAATAAACGGCAAGAATCCATTGTCTGGAATCTCGCCGTTCAGTATTCTCATGCTTTTTTCAATAAGCTGATCTAACGGTCCTTCTCGAATGTCACCGTTCGTTGAAATGTAGGTGCGCCGTGGGTGTGGCTTTTTACCCAAGCCCGTTGTGAAGACATTTATGTTATCCCAGTTTTCGTATGCGTGTGGCTCGTCAAAGTCAACTTTCGCTGAGCGCAAGCCGTCCTTGCCTTTTGGGTTGTTCGTTCTGTACTTGATTTTTGAACGGGTCTTCTTGTTCTGTATTTCTGTCAGAGTCCATCTGAAATGCTTCTCTAACTTCTTGCGGTGTTTCGGATTTTCTAGAACATTGTGTATGTCAAAGAAAGTTGTCTTTGCCTGTTCCTCACTATTGGCACAAATGTCGATGTCATAATAGGCAACGCCGTTCGTGTCAGTAATAAGACAAAAGTCCTCAAATGCTAAATAAGCATTCTTACCACCGCCACGCCCCATGAGCGCAAACAAGTCTGCCCAGCGTGGTGTGCCATCTGTTTTGAAAATGCAGTTATGGCAGACGAAGCAGAACTTTTCCCACTCGAACAGAGTGAACGGGAAGTACTTCTGGTATGACAAATACTTCTCAATCTGGATTGCATCATATTTCAGCGTTTCCGTTTCAAACGCTTTCTTTACAAGAGCAACAAGCAACTTCTGTTCGGTGCAAGTCCTTACCTTTCCTTGCTCGACAACATCGATGTATTCTTGAATTTCCTTTGGAATTGGTGTCATTAGGCATCACTCGCATTATAATTCGTCATTGTCGGGGATGCTGTCACCGATAGAATGTTCCGCAAGCGTGGTGATGATTTTCAGAAGTGTTTGCACAGTCTGGTTTGCCGCTGTGGCGGTACGGTTATAATCCGTAACCGCTGGATGCGTGTAAACATTTTGCCGCCCTTTCACATATTCTTTCGTGACAAGAACTCCCGCTTCTCTGATCTCTGTTTCTAACTTGGTAAGGATATTCAGCTGAACTTGATACCGCTTGAATGTACTCATAAAGAAGAAGTTCTGTTCAACTCCTGCTTGCTGTGCCATTGCAAGCAATTCTTTCATCTTTTCAGCTAAGTCATAACTTTTCTTTTCGTTGTCCATGCTTTCATCTCCTTTACAGTTTTTTGCCGATGTACACGAAAGGGGTTGAGCAAATGGTAACGATTATTTCAATGACACATCCCGTAGTCGCTATTAGCAAAATATCCGATACGGGGTAAATCCCGAAAAACGCCAGAAACGCAAATCCGTAATTCTCTAAGCAGTTGCAGAAAATCGCAGACACATTGCTCCGCACCCACAACCCTTTGCTTTTTGTCAGTTCGTTCAGTTTTGCATAGACAGTAACATTTAGCAAATTGGATAACGCATACATCAGTAGGCTTGCTAGGCACATTCTGAAAGACAGTGAGAACAATACTGTCATAGCATCGTTGCTGACATCAATCTCGGACGGGGTATAGAATAGGGTCAGCTGAGTGCATACAATGTACACTACCATTGAAGCAATCCCCAAATACGCACCCTTTTTTGCTTCCGCTTTGCCGTAGCATTCTTGCAGTAGGTTTGTTGCAAGATACACAGAAGCAAACATAACATTTCCCACCACGGCACTAATGCCGAATAAGTCAATGCTTTTTGAAACTTGGATATTAGCAATGACCGATGCAAGGCAAATCCAAGCAAACAGTCCTGCTAAGCCAAATAGCTTTTTCGAAAGCAACATCAAGCCGAATACGGCTATCACTTCAAAAAGCAATACAAGTTCATTGCTCATTTCTTTTTCCTCGCTTTGTACGGTTTTAGCAGTTTCAGCGTGTCATCCTTGATTCTGTCCAACCGCACCACATTCGGAATTTGACCTCTTTGCAATCCGTGGTATCTATACAGATTGTCTTCTATATAGCTGTCCACGGTTATTCTATCCACGGGAGGGTAATTGTAGCTACCCTCATTGGTCATCCATGTAGAAGTATTGCTGGATGGTTTGTTAATGGTGATGGTGGGGCACAGCTGACAGCAGAACAGTCTCCGCATCAGTCTGGAAAAGTAGACATCTTCGCTTGAGCCTTTCCACGGGTCGCACCGCTCGTCAATGTAGATTTCTACACCATAATACTTCTTGAAGTTTCTTATGATACAGCCGTGCAACCACTCATAGCCTTTCTTGTTCCTAACCAAATACACGCTGTCAAAATAGTCTTTTCTCTGCTTAGCGAACATTCTCTCTTGCGAAATCTGAATGCCCAAAGTAGAGAAGATGCAGTTCGTTTCAACAGTTTCATTTTTTAACGCTGTGGTCAGCGTATTTAAGTCGTTCAACGTGGACGGGGAAACCGTTTCATTGGCATCAATCCACATGGCATAGTCATAGTCGGAATTATAGAACCATTTCAGCAGTTCGTTTCTCGGTTTTACGAAACCCTGTCTTTTGGGTTGATGTCCAATATAGGTATATCCACGAATGAAGTCGCTCTCAGTATGTTCTTGGTCATAGACAACGAACTTGTCAATGTTCTTGTAATTGTCTAAGGCATATTGCATTGCCTTAAAATTTGCTTTTCTGTTATTGTCTAGCATAAGGCATGGGGTTAACTGAACAATAGTTTTCATGAATTATTCCTCTCTGCTGTCAATGAAGTTGAAATTGGCTTCTTCTCCATTGTCAATCAAAATGTCTTGCCCCGTCATAGACTGGTTTTGAACAGCAACGAAATATATCCACTCTGCCGCTTCGCTCGGAGTTATCCACTTTTTCAAAATGCTCTCATTGGCTACTGCGTTCATCAACTGCTGTTCCTTGTACAGATTTGGTTCAAGTCCAGAGTGGACAGCGCCAAAGCTGACACAGTTGACTTTTGCTTTATTGAACTTGCCCAAGCGGATTGCCAAGTTTTTCGTATAGGCAATTCTGCCGCCCTGTGAAGCTGAGTAGAACGGATAGTCTAGCCCAACTCTGCCAGATATGCTACCGACATTCACTACCGATTCCACGCTTGATCTAAACGCATATTTCTCTCCTACATTCACATAGCCAATCAAGTTAGTTCGGATAGCATCTTCTTCCTCAATCGTGCCAGCATTGTTGATGATAATATTTGCATCTTCAATCTCTGGAAGACTCTCGGCATTGCCTACATCACATTGAAAGTGAATATATCTGTCATGCACAATGGTAGGCGGCAGGATATCAAGTCCGACAACCGTATGACCTTTCTCTAAGAAGAGTTCCGCTGTCGCTTTTCCTATGCCGCTTGCCGTGCCAGTCAAAATGACTTTCTTTAGTCCTTGCATACTTTTCTCCACCTTTGATGGTAATGCTCCTGCATCTTCATCCCGTGTTTGTAGTTCTCTAGGAACACCACTTCTCTATGAACCTTGCTAAATTCTCTGCTGACTTTTCCTCTGCCATCAATACGCCCGAATATGCCAGACTGTTTCCAGCTTGAACTATCCGTATAATCGAATGGAACTTTGTCTAGAACTTTCCGTCTCGTCATTCCCAAGCAATGAATCTTGCAATTATACTCCCGTGCTTTCTTCACGAACATGATGTACTGTTCGTCCGAAATGTCTGTGTTCTTGAAACCAGTAATAGATATCGTCCTGCCGCTGTACTGCTTGCACAGTTCAAGGAATTCATCTACTCCACGGTTGTAATGCCAGACGGGAATGATCTTGTCGGTCACGCTCTCAAGAATCTTTCTAAGTTCAAGAACCTTTTCGTGTCCAAGAACATTGTCAACATCCATTTCAAAATAGCCGACAACATTCGGTCTATCGAACTTCTTGATGAACTCTGCATATTCTTTGGTGTATTGGACAAAGTCAACTTTCTTACCAAACTGGAATGTGTGCGCTCCGCTGTCTATCATAATCAGTTCTGAATTGTCACGGATAAAGCATCCTGTCTTATACGCTTTCTCAGAACGCAAATAGTAATACGACATCAAGTTCCACTTCATCTTCACGCCGTTCTCGACTATGTACTCCGATAGCGGTTTACCAGTTTCGTAGCAAGTTGAGCCATTTTCTAATGCACTCAAGAATATCTTCATTCTTCTACCTTTTTGAAGTGGATTTTGAAGTCACGGCCGCCGCACAGCGGACATTCCAGCATATCTTTCTTGGGCGGTTCATAAGTCTCTTCGTTTAGGTCTTGCACATCTTCCCAGTCGATGTCTACGCCGCCCAAGTCGAAACCGAAATCGCCCATGTCGATATTTTCGATTCCGTCCATTTCTACTTCCAGCTTGTCAAAATCCCACTTAGCAAGTTCACCCACCTTGTTATCAGCAAGACGGTATGCTCTTACCTGCTCTTCCGTTAGGTTGTCAGCAACAACGCAAGGAACGGTTTCTAAGCCCAGCTTCAATGCCGCCTTGTGTCGTGTATGTCCTGCGATGATGACATAGTCTTTGTCAACGACAATGGGCTGTTGAAAACCGAACTCCTCAATCGATCTCGCAACAGCATCAACGGCATTTTCGTTGTACCTCGGGTTGTTTTCGTAGGGAATAATCCTACTAATGGCAATGTCAATTGTTTGCATGATGTTTCATCCTTTCCAAAAAATATCACGCGCAAGATTCTGTAACTTGTACAGCCTCTCACTCGTTTTTTACTCTCTCGAATTTTCACCCGTTATGGGGTGTGGGGGGGGTGTTTACCAGCGTTCTTCGTTGGTGAACTTGTCTTTCTTTTGCCAATTACCTAGCTTGTCATGTATTATGTTATGGCAACTATTACATAGTGGAACTAGGTTGAGTTGTCTCTTCCCATCCTTGTCTATATAGAACTTACTCAAGGCTAAGTCTGGTCTATGTCTTACCTCGTTGACATGATGGACACATATAGCCTTGGTGTATCTTCCTACCTTTAAGCACTCAGCACATTCATAGTGATGCTCTCTCAATACTTCTAGCCTTAACTCAAACCAATCTTCTGTGAGGTAGAATAGTCCTATATTGTCTTTAGCAATAAGCTGTCTTATATATCGAGCAAGAGGTATGTCTGTGGGTATTCTCATATCTGATCTCCCTTGCTTTGTACTCTCTCACGCTCTCTGCTTAGCTGTGCTAGCTTTTTATCTTTTTGGTAACTACTTTTATACCGCTAGAATAAAACGCTGTTAGCAACGCTCTCTAAGCTTTACGCAAAAAGCACCCAACGGTTAAGTCGGGTGCCTTTGCCTACTTCGATAGCATAATAGTATCATGCCTTATTAAAATATTGTTTTGCAAAAAAGTCACATGGAATACAATTTAGTCACACCAAGTCACACGGAGTCACACTCTACTTATTTTCTTCATCAAGAATGTGCTGAAAGCTTTGTAATGCTCTCCCGTGGACTGTGGTAGCCCATGAATAAGACTTGTTATTCAAATCAGCGTATTCTTGGAAGTCCATCCGTACTGTCTCAAAAGTTCCATCCTCTTTGTTGACTAATTTGCCAACATACATTTTATGCAGAATATCGTAATGCCTTTTATTGATGAATGCCAGTTTATCCAGCAAGCGGATTATATCTGCTTTTTTGTCGCTCAGCTTGTCTATGTATTCATCAACTTCCCGTTCAATATCAATATAGCGAACTACGGCATCTGCCATCTTCTGTTTACTTCCAGACGATTGCACACGCTCACCATCTGAATGTGCTGTAATCCCGAAAGCAATCGCTCTCCACTGATCTCTTTCGACCAGCTTGTTATTTATGATTGTGTCAAGTGTTTCCAACTGTTCTAGGTAGCGTTGTGCTTTCAACATTTCACTCCCTTTTCTTTATTTGATGCCCAAACTTTCATATTTGCTGAGAATTATTCTAAGTATAGTTAGAATTATCGTTGAATGTTTCGTTGAATGTCTTTACGAAAGCAGATGAAGCTTCACTAAAGGAATTTGCTAATCTGCTTATTGCTTCACAAGTCAGATTCAGAGCATCTACAAAAGCTTCTGTAAAACAGCCAAAGTGAACAAGTGGCATATTCTTGTATTTTATATCCCATATTTCTTGAAAGCTTTTCTTTTCTGATGCTATCACTGTCGTTATTCTATTGGCTTGATTTCTCGACCAGCCGCTTGCCATCATCAGTTTCACAAATCGTTTTCGTGTCATAATGCCTCCATTAGAACTTGCCTGTACTTCCGAAGCCGTTCGCTCCACGCTCAGTAGAATCTAGCCTGTCAACCTCTATCAGTCTAGGAGTCACAATCGGAAGCAAAACAAGCTGTGAAATTTTCTGCCCTTTCTTGATCTCGACTGCCTGTGTGCCGTGGTTGAATAACTTGACAACGATACTCCCAGTATAGCCGCTGTCAATAACGCCCTCGGATTGAATGCTATGTTTGACATTCAGACCGCTCTTGCTCTTGAGAAATCTAACATATCCAAAAGGAATAGCAATATGTACGCCAGTATCGAAAGTGCCGCCAGAGTTCGGGAAGATAACGGCATCTTCTCGGCTGTATAAATCATATCCTGCATCGGCTTCATGCGCCCGTGTCGGCATCGTTGCGCCATCGTCTAGCATCACTTTGGTATATTTGTCGAAGTGGAACTCATAGGGAAACTCCGGCATTTCAACTGCCTTAGGCTTCTTTAGATAATTGACTAACCATTTATAAGCACTCATTTTTCCTGTCCTCCTGCTTCACGATTCAGCAATGTTTCAA